AACCCGGTCAGAGTCCCAACCGAAGTGATAGCAGTCTGGGCAGCGGTGGTGACGGTAGCGGCAGTCCCTGAGGCGTTGCCGGTTACATTCCCGACTACCCCGCCACTGGCGGTGATAGCGCCAGTGACACGGGCAGTACCTGTTACGTCAAGGCCATAAGCAGGCGAGGTCTGATTGATGCCGACCCTGTTATTGCCGGTATCAACCTTAAGAACATCAGGAGCTAGAGAAGCACCATACGCTTTCCACTTCTCGCCATCCCACTGCCACTGCTTGCCACTAACAGTGTGGATATCACCGCTCGAAGGTGAATTAGGAAAATCTATTGCCATAATGACTCCAGTATACCATTAATCATATCATGACGCAGAACTGCCACCATTCAGCGCAGTAATGCCTCCATAAACCGTGCCGGATTTACCGCCATCGATGTTGTACGAAATCTGATCGGTGCCGAAATCTGAGGCGTGACCGATCTCTACCCACGTTGAATCATAATACATAAAAGTCTTGCCAGTGTCAGATTCAAACCATATATCCCCCACGACCCCAGACGTAGGAATTGTATCAGATGCCTGGAAAGTCTGAGCATCCGAAGCATGCCCAACCTCAACCCATGTGGAATCATATCTAACGAATAACCTTCCCGTATCGGACTCAAACCAAAAATCACCCTCGACAGTATTCGCAGGAGCATTATCTCCAGAAGTATACTTCGTGGTGTTGGCTTGAAGCTCCCAATAGACACCGTTCCAAAACCAGATCGTGTTGCCAACAGAATGAACATCGTTTACCGCTGGGGAAGCCGGGAAATCCGTTGCCATTACACCGTCCCCCCGTCAATCGTACTAATGCCACCATAATTGCTATCCGGCACACCGCCATCAACACTGATGAAAAACTCATGAGACGAATCAGGAGTATGACCAATCTCAACCCACTGAGAAGTGTTAGCATCCGTATAATACACCAACGTATTGCCGGTATCCGACTCAAACCACATGTCGCCATCACTAGGACTAGAGGGTGGAGCATCCGCAACAGTTACAGATGCCCCAGCTTGACGCCACGCTGCCCCTGACCTGAAGTAAAACGCATCATTCGTCGTATCAACTGCAATAGATCCATCTTCAATTGTAGAAGAAGGAGCACCAGCAGTAGTTTCTGTCTTTACAGAATGGGTCGAAGATGCAGAAATTTTGGCGGAAGGAAAATGCTTAATCGCCATTACGTCGTGTACTCGACTCCGCTGACAGTCAGGGTTAGAGCTCCAGATGTCGCCTGAAGAGCCTGTAATGTCTCATTTTTGGCTAAAACCATTGAGACATCAATAGATACAGTCTCATCCCCCTGCACAACGAAATCGGAGAACACTTGATTTGTTACACCCGCAGTCCCGCCAGATGCAACAGCATGCAAATCAAAGTTTGCAGCGCTATTCGTAGTATTACAAATAATAATATTTTTTACAATAGTATAATAATCATTAGTATTAGTTACGGTATACAGGGTGCCAATAGAGGTACCAGGCTGTCCTCTATACAAATTTTTAGCAGTGAATTGTGCCATCTAGGCCACCCCCATCCAATATAAAACCTCGTTATCATAAACCGTTTGACTAATATCTGTTATAGTGGTTGCATCCAAGACATGCCCGACGGTTGAACTGGAATCATGAGAAGCAGCAGTCGTACTGTCGAAGCCACGACCACTTACAACTCCACCAATATTCTCAGCGACTGTAAAGGTGTTGCCAGATCTAGACGACACCAATACCTTCTCTTCATCATTCGCGCCACGATCCAATACCACTACAAACGGATATGTGCTCCCATCCGGGAACCCAGATCCACTTGTAACAGTAAAGGATGTGGCCGACGAATTAATACCGGCAGATAATTCTGTTTCCGATGCGGCTCCTACAAACTCTCGTCTCTTCAGGGTCATAACTTACCCCGATCAGTCGAGCGAAATGTCTAGGTCGCCGGTCGAAATTTTGAATGTATCCCCTGCATCCACAGATTTAGACGAACTAAGAGCACCGTGGAATAACAAGTTTCCAGCAGAAGCATGATCATGAATACCAACATGCGTCACCGTTGCGGCAGGCATGCTCGTATACGTAATATCTGCAGTATTGGAAATCGTACCACCGGAAGCCGCCGATCCAAAAGTAATCGACTGACGGGCATACGACCCACCTGAACACTCAGTACCGGAATCTGCATCCGTTGGGTTGGAAGTATAGAGCGCAAGATACACAGTCGAAGGACTGGTATACGCTGCATTCTTAAGGACATGATCCAAAAGCTCGTTTTCCAAATAATTGCTAATTGCGGCCATTACAACCTCCTATTTTTAATACTTTTTATTTGGGTCTCTTTGTTTTAACAAAATTCCCAGTTGCCAACAACATGTTGACAATATCATGTGACACACACTGAACCGGCTCATCCATTGTGAACTTGTGTCCGTGCATGCTATATGATGTGGGGCCGTTGACCATCTTTACCCAAACGCCATCATCGGATGCCTTAGCACCCCACGAAGTCGGTTTAGATGTCTCTGCCGTTACCACTTCCGTCTGTACATCTTCGTCAGCCATAATTACTCCTTATAATGAGCTTTAACGTCAGACTCCTTGGCTCGAACAAACGAGCCAGTTGAAATAAGATGTAAAGCCTCTTTCTCCGGTAAAGCCTTAAAAGGATGCTCTAGAGTAAACTCGTGATTACCCATAGCATACCCTCTGGGACCGTCCATCTTTACTAAGATCTCTTTCCCAGAAGCAGACTTCTTTGCCGGAGCTTTCTTTGCCGGCGCCTCAGCAGCGGCTTCTTTTGGTTCTTCGACTTCCGCGTCCTGAATGGACTCAGAAGTAACTACATTATCATCAGCCATGACTAAATCTTACCATACCTCCTTTCATAATACAAAACCTACTTCTAACGAAGACGAGGGGCAGTTACTCACTGCCCCTGCGTCTCCATTAGTTATTCACTATGTTTAAGCGGCGCGGCGCTTAATGTTCTTCGTGATCACGTAAGCGTCAAAGTTTTCAACGTTAGACGCAACCCGAGTAAACTGAGTGTACTCAATAGTATCTTTCTTGGGCTTGAACTCGCGATACACAACGATTTCACGCTGAATACCAACAATGTGGTTCTGCGGGAAAGTCATGATCAGATAACCGTGACTGCCTGCGGCACCACTGTAATCGCCAGCCTCTGCTTCCGGCATGAGGGGAACCTCAAGGACCGGAATGCCAAACGGACGCAAGCCTGTATCACCAGGACCGCCGTTTGCACCACCAGCACCCTCAAAGTACCGACCACCAATATCAGAGTTGACCGGAGAGCCGCCAGAAGCGACATTCCCATCAACCTTAACAGACGGATCTCCTAAGTGATAGATGGTGTCCTGCACTAATTGAGGACCACACATGAACCGAAGATCATTGCGGCGCTGCAGGTACTTGCTTGGGATCTTACGAAGCGAACGATCATAGACTGAACGAGAGATCGGCGTGCCGCCCTCGCAATCCAGAACATAACCGCTTGCCTTTCCAAGCTTAATGAAGCCGTCAAGGCTCTTGAGCAGACCATTGCTGCTCGTAGTATCGCCATTGATGAGCAAGTCATCAAGGTCGTTCGCCGTCTGGCGGGCCATCACCGATGCGAGATGATCCTCTAACGAATCACCCGCAATGTTGTCCTCAAGGGACTCAGTGCTGATCTCCCAGTCTAAACGAAGTTTCACAGTTGTAAGCGACACTTTGGTGAAGGTAACAGCAGCGTTTGCGCCGGTGTCAGAAGCCTCAGTAGCCTTCGCCATGATGCGCGTACCGATGGAGAGCTTATCGATCTCCATCTGCGGGGTCCGCATACGCACAACTCGCGAGGACTGCAAGAGGGCAGACTGATCAACGACGAAATCAATGAAGCGGTTGGCCTGAGCCGGCTTTAAAATGCCGCCACTGGCGTTTCCGACAACGCTGGTAGTGACCTCATTTGCTTTCGCAAGAATTTCTTCCTGAGTTGACATTATCTTCCTCCTTATATCCTTTTACTTTTCGTATCCAAAAGCCTTAATAAGCTCTTGGGGAAGGTAGAGGTTGTCCCAGAAAGTTGTTTCATCAACCTTAGCGATAATCTCATCCTCCACCATTTCTTCGTCGCTTTCGACGCTCTTTTTCACAGCGCCGGCAGTTTCTAACTGCTCGATCTTAGCCGAAGCATCAGAAAGAGCATCCTTCTGCTCCTGAATGGTCGCCATTGCACCATCAAGCTCCTCGCGGAACTTAGCAACAGCAGCATCAAGAGCAGATGAGTCAACCTCGGTCTCTACGACCTCAGCCTCCTCAACTTCAACGCTTTTTGCAACTGAATCCAACTTTTCATCAACATAAGTCTGAGTATCAGACTTCAGTTCCTCCTTTAGGAGGGAAAGCTTCTCATCAACGACTGCACCAAGCGCATCCTTCAGAATATCAATATCCATATCTACATCTCCTTCGGAATCTTGATTTGAGTCAGGAGAAGCTTCTATTTCAAACTTCTCTATGTCGTCAGATGTGGAAGTTTCATCTTCCATATCATTGTGGAGCCAATTCATAAAACGCCGAAGCAAAGACGCCTTCTCCTGAACGGAGAGAGCGTCAGAAACCTCAGCACCTTCATCAAAGAGCTTATCTTCCACAGTTAAAACGTTATCATAATTTATATCTTTTTGCAAACTGATGTTCGATTCGTCAATATTTTCTGTAATTTCCTCATCATTTTCTAGCATATAGTACAGCTCGCCCGCATCATTTGACTTTACAAGTTCTACGATTGCAGCCGGGTTAGCAGGATTATCCACCAAACTAACCTCGCCAAGCTCATACTTTGTTATACGATGAACAGGTCTACCCAATTGTTTACTTAATGATTCATCCATTTTCTTTTCTAGTATTCTTCCACCGACCGAGAACGCTGCTAACGTTCCATCCAAGACCTTTTCCCAAGTACTTTGGGCACCCTTGGATACAAACGCAGACAGCCTCATACCCTTATGAAGGGCACCATCGATTTCTAAGTCGATAGGTTCATAATCAATTGCCTTACCAACGGCAACCGGGGCGTGCATCTCTCTGATATTACCACGCCAAGCTTTAAAGGCTGCCGTAGAAGCATCAAACTCAATGATGTCACCAGAACTATCTATATTGTCAGCGGTGGCAACTCCTGTTACAATGCGCTCTTCCGACTTGATCATCTCAATAGGAAAAGACACATGAAACGTATTATCTTGCATAATCGCCTCCTGTGTTATTAATATACTATTTATTGCGTAAAAACGCAAGTTGTGTTAGGAACCTGTAGCGAATACGCGACAGTTAACGGCAGTAGTCTTGACTTCAAAACTGTGGTGGTTTCCAGGTATGGCGATATAAGTAGCGCCACCAGGTGGTATTGCAATTCTGCGCTGATCAGTTGATCCACCATCAAACTGTATTGTAGCGATGGTCGTCGCATGTGAATTCCATACCCATAAACAACTTATCGAAATATGATCACCACCAGGAGCCGTAATCTGGATTACCCCATCGGAGTCCTGATACCCGTCCGGGGTGCCCCACCAAACAATAGATTCCATTCCGTTATAAGACATAGTGTCCTCCTTTATTCATCTTGCGCTTCCCCACGTTCTCGCCGTTCCCCGGTGACCGCCGTAGGGGCTTGGCCACCATCTCTATCCGGTCCCGCTTTAGGCGGAGAACCAGACTCAGCGTTGTTATTGCCATCAGGCGCACCCTCTGGCTTCTTAGCCTCTTCTTTAGCCTGCTCTTCATCCATCTCAAGTTGTTTCATCTTGACATTGGACGGGAACGGCAAGACCTCATCGCCCTCAGTTCTCTGAGTCAGCCCCATCTTCTCTCTAACCTCATTAGGCGTTATCACCTCAGTCCTTAGGTATCTATCGTTGATCCTTGACTGGAGGTCGTCGTCAATCAGATCTATTGATTCAAATCTAAACTCTACATTGTCAGTATACTCTTTGACAATTCTGTTTATTCGTTTCTCAATAATCTTCTGATCCGGGCCAACAACCTGAGTTTTGAAAGTCTTGTCTGCGTCACGCGAAACGGCCAGGTTGGCATTATCGTAAACGCCAACCTTCGGAGCAGGGACGCGATTGCCAACCAGAATCTCATCCCTATTAGATTTACGATATTTATCAAACGACGAATCCTGAACCCCGGCTTCCAATTTTTCAAATTTCACATCAGAATCGTTACCCATGGATGGGGGCAAAGGAACTATCAAAGTTCCATGATGCTTCCCCTTCACTTCCTGACGGAAATAGTTGACAAGTTGCTCCTTGGATCTTTGACTCAACTTGGCGCCCTTTAAAATTATGGCATATCTTGGAATTGCTTTATTCTCAAAATAATCAATGTTATACTCTTTTGCAAACTTATCGCCAACAATTGCAGCAGCAGCCGGTACTGCCGGCGGTACACCATAATATGTGTTATTCGGGGTATACGATTTAAACTGTATTAACTCATTGGGTTTAGGATCTTTACCAAGTGGATCTGGTGTCTCTAAATCTTGAAAGTTCCTGAAGAAGACAGCGTTAACCTTTGATGTATTTGCCAACTGTATGAAACCGTCCCGGTTGCGTCGAACTCGAACCAAAGTTGCTGGGACATGCCCCACATATCCGATCTTCCCAGAGTTTGTTCTGCTGATTTCCATATAGCCATTACCGACCGTAAGAAAATCATTCCAAACCTTGATCATGCTTTCTATGAATGTTTCATCTTCATTAAAAGCATCAAACAACTCCTCCATCTTTTTTTTGGCTCTATCGACATCTTGCCTGACTTTATCTAGTTTGACTTTTGATCCAGCATTCTTTTCCAGTCTCTTCTTAGCCTTACTGCTGTCTTCAAAATGATATCCCAAGCCCACAGTGTTCATCGTTCTAGCGTTAACTGCGGCATAGTGTATGGAGCTTTGCTCATATAATTCAGCGAGCGTTTCTAAATCGTAGGGAGGGTTTACGACATCAAATAATGCGTACCCGTCAATTGTTTCAGGATCTACATACTTACTATTTGCACCTTCAGTTTCAATCGCTTTCTTAATTAATCTTGTCGCTCGTCTCTTTACCTTAGTTGGCAAACTGCTTACATCAACTTTTTTAAAGTGATCACTGCTTTTGCTGACGACATCGAATCCAACGTAAGAAACGTCATCTATCTCAACATAATCTTCATCATCTTCAACGAATTTAGTCATGTTCCCCTCTCTGACTTGGCATTATCTTCGTAGGATCGAAGTAGTCCTCCATAGGATCAGGAATCTTCCCATCCACCAGACGCTCGCCCTGATCATCAAGTTCATTGTCTGTAACTTTCCGGGCACCCTCAATCCAATGAACCCTGCCGCCGGCATTGTCCGACCAATAAGCAGCGGCTTCAGCAACCTGCCTCTCTATAATGGGGTCACCGACAAAGCCTTCTGCGCACAGAATGTTGCGATCTGAATCCATGATCAGTTCCCCATTGGGTAAACGCCATGCACAGACACCAAAAACGCGGTCGGGCATCAAAAGCCCTCCGCGATCTACATAATTTCTACCAACCATGTTTAGATACTATCACAATTATGATGAATTTGCACGACTATGTGTCGTATTCTTCATCAATTTGTTCAAATTTAACCAAACACCCGGTAATTTCAGACACCCCTGAGTAACTCTGGGGGGCGTTATCCCCCTCCTTGAACTCAAGCGTATCAGATTCTCCGGTTTCGCGGCAAATATATTCCTGTGTTATATATCTGTTCATAGATTAAAGAGCGCATGTTTGACAATCAGGATCATCGATCCTACACGCTTCGGCTTCCACATCGCTACTTGATGTCAAAACCTGTTCATGCCTTGAGCCATCTCTGTATATCGTGATACCCTTGCATCCCTTTTCATACGCAAGCCGATATAAACGATCTGTCTCGTCTACAGTATAATCTGATGGGCAGTTGGTTGTTTTGCTAATTGCTGAATCCACCCATCTCTGAGCAACGCTCTGAATATTAACATGGTCCTCTGGGTCTAGATCTCTAGTCGTAACACAGTACGAAGGCAGATCTTCTAAATCGAGTCCCAAATCTTTAATGACAGGTACAACTTCAGTATGAACACCCAACCTACTCTGTCTGGAGTAGGTCCAATCAAAATACGGTTCAATTCCTGTACTCGTCCCCATCATGGTTCCTGTCGTCCCAGTAGGGGCAACAGTTAACAAACAAACGTTTCGGATACCGTACTCTTTGACTGCAGCACGTACTTCCGAACTCATGCCGCGCATAAATCCTGACTGCAGATACTTTTCAGCATCGAAACGTGGGAAGGCTCCCTTTTCTTTGGCGAGATCAACGGACGCCATATAAGACTCTTCCGCTATGGTTTCAAACAAGGCGTCTGTGAAAATGACCGCCTCTTCATCTCCATATTTTAACCCCATCCGAATTAGCATTTCAGCGAGACCCATCACACCTAAGCCAATACGCCTATTGCCACGATGATTGTCCGCAATCTCTGGAAAATGGTACTCGTTAGCATCTATGACATTATCCAAAAGTCTTACTGATGCCCTAACAACCTTACGCAGAGTGTTCCACAAAATGTCCTGCTCTTCGTCAACAAACTTTGCCAAGTTGATAGCACCTAAAGTACAAACGCCGTAAGCCTCTAAAGGCTGTTCTCCGCAAGGATTGGTCGCTTGCAATCTAGAGAAATACCATGAGTTGCTCATCTTATTCGATCTATCAATAAAATGAAGACCAGGCTCAGCCGATGCCCAGGCAGATGAAATAATCGCATTCCAAATTGAAGAAGCTTTTACTGTATCATGAACCACAGTATCTTTGCCCATATCAATCCAGCGTCTAATGTCCCCGTCCCAAAAAGCATCATACTCGGGGTCGGTAGTGTCCGGGAAGATAAGATCCCAATCGCCATCCTTAGCCAAGGTTGACATAAACTCATCACTTATGCAAACACTCATATTGGAATTTTCAAATTCACCAGCCTGCTGCTTGGCAGTGATGAATTCCATAACGTCAGGATGCCAAACATCCATCATTAACATCGTGGCTCCCCTTCGAGAACCACCTTGTTCAATTAGGCCGGTAGATAGATTAAACATCTTTCCCCAAGAAACGGCTCCAGATGAACTCCCGTTAACACCAATCACCTTAGAGTGACGCGGCCTTAAACTGGACAAGTTGATCCCAACACCGCCTCCTCGAGAATGGGTTTCTGCCATCTCTTTAACGCTGTCCATAATGCCACCACGAGAATCATCGGGAGATGGCAACACGAAACAATTTTGTAATGTCAGGCCCTTTTGTCCAGCACCGGCAAGGATGCGGCCTCCGGGAATGAAATAATCGAACAAAATTTCTCCAAAGGACTTTGCAACATCATCACGAATTTCTTCTGGCTCATTCTTGGCCAGAGAAGTTGCGACCCGCTGCCTGACATCATCTGGATGCAGCTCCAGAGGTTTGGACACCAGATCCCAATGAACAGTTACATACTCTCCATCCCCCAGCCAGATCGAAGCCTCTCTAGAGTCTGGGAACACGGCGTGGACATAGCCAATCTCCTTTTGGGGCCATTTTGGATCTTTGTTGGTTATGGCAAGGACTAGATCCCCACCATGTAGATCACCCTTAGGCGCCTTCAAGGTGTATCTGTCTAAAAATATTTTATATCCCTGTAAGCCACTGTTACTAAACATTGCCGGATATTTAATCTTAAAACCTTTTTGTTCTACGCTATCTTGTTTTTCTTTTGTCACTGGGCGTTCGGCTAATCTATCGGCAACAGTGGTATTGGACATCGCTCCTCCTAAGGGTAAAAAAATTCTCGTCCGACCATTCGGAATTCGGACGAGGTGTCCACTCTATCATAATTGAGTTTCTTTCGCTATCGCAAACTCGCAAGTCAATCCGAAAATTTCAGATTTTCTCGAGCAGGGTGATCATCGTATCAGTGATCCGGTCCCACGTCGCGGATGAACGAAGAATTCTTGCTGACTGGATCGCTTGCCGCTTCAAATCAGCGTAGTTCTCCACCGTATCTTGTAACAACTCTGGAAGAGAACTATAGTCGGGAACTATCCACAAGCCTAGATCTTCATCTAGGTAGGAAGTCCCATCCTCCATAGCGGGAGTAGCCTCTTCCCAATTATGCGGCCAGCAAATAGTGTGTTCACTATAATCAGCACATCCTGTCAAGTGTGTGGTAATCGTAGGCATACCGGTAGCAACAGCATGGAACGGAACTAATCCAAAGCCCTCTCCGTTACATGGATAAAGCATGCAATGACTTCTATAATACAACTCTCGATATTTGTCGTAGGGCAAGAAATCAGAAACATATATTACTCGACTGTCATCAACCTTATGCCTCAAACTATTGGTTGTCTTAACTACTAGTTTAACTCCATCTGGAAGATCTGAATCCAAGAATGTCTCTATTGTGTCGTAGACTACATCTGTAAAGATGTCGCCACCGTTATCTAATAGAAAGTAAAAGTCTCCTAAGATTTCTCTGTCACGAATATCCCAATCTGCGGATATCCCGTGTGGTAGAACCTGGACATCGTGATCAATACCATTATCTAAATAAACATCTCTGACGAAAGTAGACGTAGCCCACACAGCGTCGCATCTATTTAGATTAATAATCTTACGTCTCGGTAACTTTGTGAACTCCCAAGGAGAGTAGCCGACTACAATCTCATTACCGTACTGAAAATATTCTGGAGCAGAGAAGTTGATATGGTACTTCAGTTTGTCGCTATTGTAGATAACTGGTATGAACAGACCGTTCATACATTTAATAAGATTAAGGGCTACGTCTGTGAATCCTGAGGAAGCCCACTTAAGCCCGCTCTTGTCTGTAACAGGCGGGGTAAACCAACTGATACCAGCATCTGCTAGGTACTCTAGAAAATCAGTCTCTCCAGTCAAAGCATTCAACGCCTTTCTGCATCAGGAGGTATGCAGTTGCTTTATCAATTTCACAAACAATAGGTTCATTAGTATTCATGCATCTAGTTGCTGCGATATACTGATCATCGAGTTTTGTTAATGTAATTTGTTGGGGATGGACAATAGCGGACTTGTCTCCGCTATCATTTTCCACAACGGCTATGACTTCCATATTACTCCCATCATACCATAAAATTAGTAATTCAGAATTCAACAGCATACGGTATGCATAGCATGCTGGAGCGCTAGGGAGACAGGGTACCACACTTTTTGACACGGGCCGCGGACTCTCGTCGTCCGCGATTCGCCGGGGCCGATGTGGTACACTTCCCCCATGAAAAGTCTGTCCCAGTTCGTAGCGTACCTCGCAATGTTGGCCCTGCTCTCGCTTCCGCCGTGGTTGGCATTGCGTTATAGCGATGTTTCTTTTGCGTTCATTTCCGTGATGGGAATGTTGTTTACCTTGAACATGTCTACGGCATTCGTTCTATCCGCACAGAAAAGCGGTATTAGAAAATACAAGGAAATAGATATTTCTTGATTGACTTAGAGCTTAAAAATAAATCTATATTATGTGTTGGAGAAACAGGCTACAACGACTGGGAAACTATCCATAAGTTTTTAACAAACTGCTTTGAAAGTACAATATACTGTTGGACTTGGAATCCGAGCTTCTTCATCCGTCTCAGAGATGTCACCGAGTTACTTGGAATTCCACTTATAATCAAGCACCCACTCTTTTCTGATACAGACAGTTTTGTTGAAGAATGCGACACTCTAGCCTTCTTTAGTGATGGCAATGATGCTGAAACTAACGAATTGCTGTATAATATACTAGACGAAGAAAATTCTTCTATTTATGAGAAAATAATCGTTTGCAATAGCGATGGAGTGGGGGTATATGAAGATAACGCCTGTTGACGGAGTAGACTTACAAGAGTTAGAGACTCTAGCAATCATGGTACGGCTCATACCTTTTGAAGGCGAGTATATTCCGCACTTCATGATGATGTCTCAGGAAGGACGCCCAGAAAATTGCGATGTTACCGTGATGGAACTTGCGGCTCTACAGGAAGGATTGTATCATGCGGCGAATAGGTTAGATGATATGATCAGGTCGTTATTTAAAGTATTGAAATTGGAACAGTTACAAGAGTTCAGAAGACTATCTGAAACTATTGAAGAGATGGACAAGCATTTCTATGAGACGGGACCGGAGCCTGAAGAAGAAGATGACTGAGACTTTGGAGATACTCTCATATATAGCACTTGGCGCTGCTGGATTATTAACATTTGCAATATACTTATCCATGAAGAGTAAAGGTCAATGACAAATAGTTTTATTCCTGAAGTCGTCAACCCAGTAGGCACTATCGATGCATTCGGTAATCATTATATCTTAGGACGAGTTATTCCCGGTTTCCCGTACACCAAAAGAGAGTGCCCTTATTGTGGGCACGAACTTGTCATTGCAAATGCTGTACATGATAGCGATGCTAATGAACATTATAAAGCTGTTTATATTGATGCTAATAAAGATTGTCCCGTATTTGATATGGACGCTCAGCAATGTTATGCCAAAATATATTATTCAAGTTCCCTTGCTGCACATAAATTTGAAAATGTCAAATTCCCGGTGAAACGTTGGGAACAAGAAGAGTTGTATACGATATATCAATAATGATAAACTTTCAATATGGAAGCAATTAATATATTCGGCCTAGCTGGTCTGGCTATTATGAACATTGGGGCTATTGCTGTTGCCTATATCAAGCAACAGAGAAGAAGCGCTGATAACTACGGCGTCAAGAATGGACGCGGAAATTTGTTTAAACAGATTGGAGATCTCCAAGACGATATTATAGAATTAAGACAAGATGTTGCCGAAGTAAAAGGGACATTAAAAGCCCAGTTAAAGACAGGATCAAGATGATAGATCAGGAATCAACACTTATCTCAGAAATTGAAACGTTCTTGGCGTTGACAGCCGAACGTGATCTGTTCACATCCACTGAAATTCAAAACCTTTTATTGGATCTAATTAATTTAGCGGATATAGACAAAAATTGACCAAAGTATTGAAATTTGACTGAAATTATGATATACTGGGAGGTGCCCCCAATGGACGGGAGCTTTCATATTTCTTTAGATTATGATCGCCTTGTACCGTTGGGGGCATTTAACTAGAATGAGACAACTGCTTATGGAATCCGCCGCCGACAAACTGTACCACTATAAAGCCACCGTGACTAGGGTGGTTGATGGGGACACTGTTGATGCGGTATTTGACCTGGGTTTTGATGTATCCCTAAAAGGTAGAGTTAGGTTCCAAGGTATGAATGCGCCCGAGTCACGCACTAGAGATCTGGAAGAAAAGGCACGCGGACTCGAGGCTAAAACTTATGTTGAAAATTGGGTTGAAGGACATGACGGTAAAGTCATTATTCAAACCAGCTTGGATAAACGTGGCAAGTTTGGACGCATTTTAGGTAGGATTCTGTGCCCAGATGACGAATGCGACTGTCTGAACGATGAGATGGTTAAATATGGCTATGCCGAACTCTATGACGGAGGTGCTAGATAATGTTTATCTGTGGATGCCCTTGTGATTGTACTGATGATTGTGAATGCGGCTGTGAACGCTGCGACTGCTAAATGTTTAGCGTACTAGATGTTATCTCTGTCATACTTGGAGTAATAGCCGGTATCGCAATTGCGGGATACTTAAACAATCGTCATAAGTAAAGGCGGCGCCCCCTCCTCCGAGTGAGTAAGCTCAAAAAATAGTAAGAAGACCCTCTTGTTTTAAGACCCTCTTGTTTTGTCGCCTATTGTCTACCGTATTTGCGTAACGACCGTATATTTCGGGGGGTGTAAAGGTAGCCGACCTCACCGCACATCCAACAAACCGTGTCCTCCCAATACGACCACTTCACATCGCAACACCGGCAATACCCTATCACCCAGCACCGTTCATCGCCCATATCGTTCAACAGCCCAGATATTTCAAACAAACCGTATTCATACACGAATTCGGTGAAAACCCTCTCCGCACGCTGCTCTTCCAACGCCTCAGCCACAGTCTCAAACACATCCAACGACCCCTCCGCCAACGACCCCTCACCCACAACACCACCCCCAATCCGCGACACATCCAAACGATCACGCCACAACAACGCAACATTATTCAAACCAGCCCACACAAAAACAGGAACACTCACCCCCCGGTCCACAGTCTGCAATCCTGAAGAAACCTCATCAACCCCGCAACCAACCCCACAATCAAAAACATCAACCATCACACACAGTATAACACCCCTCTAAGCCCCCTGAGAACCCCCCTAAGCCCCGCAAAACAAAAAACCCACCCCACACCCCACCAAACCCAAAAAACCACCCAAATTGAATAAATTTTTCACACGACCTGTGCTTGGCCAGGGACCTGCCGCCGCCTCTCTGTTAGGCACCCTTTACATCGGGCGCGTATCACGTTCACACTTTCGGCCGATTGTCAAGTCATTCCCGCTGGTTCCGTAATTGGTCATTGACGCTGCCGCGCTCCAGCGCGACAATGGAGGGGCACCGGGGCACCGTGTCCCGGTCGGAAAGGCAGACATGACGAATCACACCCATTACACCAAGGCCGAATTGGTCGTGGCCACTCTCGCGGAGTGGACCGCCCGCGACGGGTCGCCCCGGTTCACGAAGGCGCACCCGGTCGTCGTCGCCCACGTCGGCGCGTTGGCCGGTCTGCTCCGGTCAGGCGGTCTGGTCATCCCGGCCGATGAGTACCCGACCGGCGCGAAGGCGTCCAATGCCATCCGGCGCATGATCGACGACCGCTACGCGGTCGCCCGGTTCGGTGACATGGCCGCCGCTACCGTCACGGTCCCGGCCGACGCCTTCCACACCTTCGACGTCTGGCAGCGCGGCGACGCCCACAAGGTGACCGCCGACGCGATGCGGCCCAAGGTCACTCAGACCCTCCGCCGGATCATCGGCCGCCTGCCGGAGCGCGGCACCCGGCCGAACGTCGCTGTTCAGGCGTGGGGCGACCGGATGACGGTGACCGCCTACCGTCTGGTCTGACCGCCAGACCGGCCACCCGGCCCCGGCCCATCACGGGCCGGGGCCGGTCCGCGTCCGGGGCCGGTCCGGCATCGAGCCACGGAGAGTGACCAGCCCATGACTACGGAGAGTGGCCAAAATTTTGGGCGCTCGTAAACGAGCGCCAGAATTGAGCTCCGCTCATTCTCCAACGGCGCGCACACGGCACTATTCACAAAATTGAATAACTATCCATCGAACATACGTTCCCCCGAACACGTGTTCGGCCTGGTAGTTAGCTTCCCTAACTACCTCGCCGGCACCCACTTTGTAATTTTACGAAAACGATTATTCCGAACGCCGGCCACACACGCAGCTACTCTGTAATTTTCGCCACCCACGACTTTGTAATTTTACAGGATGGATTATTGAACACACACAGAGAGGCCGCCATTCTGTAATTTATTGAATTCCATTATTCCCACCCTGTTAGGCACACCTAACACGATTGTTACGATTCAGCTACGACACACGCAAAGCACGACATTACATAACGGCATCATGTACCTTGGTACTTGTTGGGGAAGCCAAGTACCCGACAAGGAGACATTACAGAATGAACGAATCACCCGAAACCACCGGATGCGACGGAATGGCAGTCCGTCCCATCATCCCCATGCGCACCCCGGCGGGCAAGGTCGAAGCCGCCTTCGTGGTCGCCAACGACCGGGCAGATTACAAAGTGGAGATCTGGTGCCAGTCCCCGACCGGCGACCAGTCCGACTCTGTAATCTTCCACCTCCCCTGCCGCACTCTGGAGCAGGCCGAATTCGTGGCCGACCTCTGGCAGAAGGCGTGGGGACTGGGCGCACACGACGCCTCCGTCCCCGCCCACCGGGAGAACGACCACCTGATCCCGATGGCGTAACCTTACAAACTCCCGGGATGGGTTCCGGGGCGGTTGAGAGTCCCCACCTTACAAAGTCGGACAAGGTGGGGACTCTCCCGCGTCTATTCTATGGAAAATTACAAACCCAGCCTGTAAAATTACAAAAAATTTGAAGGGAGCGCAACCGAGGCGCTTGCGAGCTTGCGCTCCCTTTTTTTTGTAATTTTGCTATTTAGCGAATTAAATTCGTCTAGAAATTGAGTTATTACATAATAGAATTAATGACTTATTAGGAATAGAATTCTGGACTTATTAGGAATAGAAATTGCCCCTACGAATTGCCCGCCCGATGCGCGGAAAGGCTACGGAATGCTGCTACGCTGACGGGGAACCCGGAACGACCGGGCGCCGATCCCGAAAGGATCATCATGTACCTATCCCTCCCACTCATCCGGAAGGCGATCATCCTCGCGCTTCCACGCTTGCGCGGCGACGCTGCGAAGCGCGATCGCTGGGCCGCGTTGTTCGCGGGCTGGTTGGCCCCCAACCATGGTGGCACCACCATCACCGCTGGCACGACGCGGCTGGCATCGAATGTCGCCCGCCGCGCATGGAAGGCGGGCGACCCGCTGCGCGGAACCCGCCCGGTCAGCATCGCCCGCTGGACGTTCGATGACCTAATGGTCAAGGCGTCCAGCGCCACCCCCAGCGTGGATTCCCAGCGAATCGCGATCACGCAAGCCGTGGACAAGATCCAGTCCGCGATCGCGGATCTCGCGGACGGGCTGGACTGCGACCCGCAGGCTGCCGTGTCCGTGGACCCGCACGCTGAAGGCGTGACCGTCACCGCCTACATGCTGGACCGCTAATCCCAGCGCGGCAGGCGCCCGGTCCCGAAAGGGGTCGGGCGCCTTTCCGCGTTCGGCCACGGGTCGGACATCGAGCATCACCAGGCCGAACGCGATCAGAAATTCTATTCCCATTACGTAATTTTCTCCGCCAATTCAATTGACAAACCACGCAATAAATCCGCCGAGAAACTGCCCATTTAGAGAATAAAAATTCAGGAGAAACTGAGTTTTAGGAAATAGAATTTGCCGAGAAAATCGCCTATTAAATTATAAAATCGCCGGCGGGTGTTCCTGGCGGAAGTGCGTGCCATGAACACCCGGCAACTTTGTAATTTTACAATTCACATTATTGAACGAGTTTGTAATCTTTCATAGCGCATTATTGGAACTTTACTAAAAGGGTAACAGTAATTTGACATTTACATTGTTTGTAATTTGTAACATGAATGTAATGGATAAGAAATGAATAGCAAATTACAAACCAGGCTGGTGTAGAGTGGTTCCCATGAGGAACCACCTAGACATCACCCGCCACATTCACCCCGGTACCCCGCTGATCACCACGCGGGATACCCTGATCCGATGCCTGTTTGTAATTTTCGGCGTCGCTGCTTTCGGGGGAGCCTGCCTTGCCCTAGAAGCAATAATTACAGACTCATGCCACTGGCACTACGTCTGGGAATACTACACCGGCGATACCCGCCCCAACCCCGCAGACTACTGCGGCTGAAAGGTTACACAATGAGAGAGCAATGGACCGTCTGGTACGTGGCTAGCGACACCGGCCGCACCGTCAAGGTTGGCACCTATGCCACCACTACCGCCGCCGACACGGCGCTGGAAGGAATCTTCCAGAATGACAAGATTACAGAATGTGGGATCGCATCCTGCGGGATCATCCACGGCACCAAAGTCCCGACTAACTGAAAGGTTACACAATGTCCGAAAGCATCATCAACCCTAGCGCCCGTTCCATGTCCCTACATGAGATTACAGAATGTGCGAACCCCGGCGCATCCGGCCTGAACGATGAATGGCTGGAAGCAATTACAAACTGGGCCAACGATCCCGACATGGTTCTGATCCTGACCGGGCCGCCCCTCGACAACGCACTGACTAAGGTTACAAAGCACTACTCGCCACGCATGGCCTGTGCCCGCATGATGGCAGACTACTTCCGTCACCTCTCAGGCTGTAAGCAGAATTACATTCCGGCAAATTACAAGATGACCTGCGAGATCGTGGACGGCGAACTCTGGATCTGGCACACGTAACCTTACAGAAGCCCAGTCCGTAACCCTACAGACCCCCCGGCGAACCAGCCGGGGGGTTCTGTAAATTACCAACACCCACTATGTAAAATTACAAAGGAAAATTACAAAAATTCGAGGGGCGCTCGTGGCATATCGCTTCCGCTACGAGCGCCCCTCGGATAGCAAGTAGTTAGCTTCTCTAACTAAAGTGGATTTGTAATTTCCCCCGCCATGTGCTAGGCGAGTTTGTAATTTTCCAATTCGATTATTGGGGCACCTCGAGTTGGACGCCCCCAGGCCGGACGCGACGAGGCCCCCGGCCCAACGGACCGGGGGCCTCGCGCCTACCGGGGTCAGCCGCCGGGGCGGACCTCGCCGTGGTCGTGGTAGTAGGCCGTCACGATGACGCCCTCGCCGGTCGGATCGACGGACACCGCGACCTCCGGGATCGCGTCCAGCGTCGCGCCCTTGTCCGCGAGGATCGCCTCGACCGCGGCCTGAACCTTGTCCACGGCCTGAGTGATCGCGATCCGCTGGGATGCGACGGTGGGGGTCGCGGTGGACACCTTCACCATCAGGTCGTCAAAGGTCCAGCGGGACAGGGACACCGGGACGGTGCCCTTCAAGGGGTCGCCGTGCTTCCATGCGCGGCGGGCCACGTTGGAAGCGGTCCCGGTGGTCGGGGCCGTGATGGTCGTGGCGGTCCCGGTGGACGGGGCCAACCAACCCGCGAACAGCGCGGCCCAGCGGTCACGCTTCGCGGTGTCGCCGCGCAGTCGCGGCAGGGCCGCGAGGATCGCGGCCCGGATCATTGCGGTGGACAGATACAGCATGTCATCCCCTTCGGGGTCAACGGCCTATGTGGGGCCGGTCCCGCCGTTCGGCGGAACGCCCCCACGCTATCGTCCCCCGATTTGTAATTTGGCCCAATTCCGCCCAATTTCCCACATCGTCACATAACTGTAACAATTACGAATTTCCCCACAAATTACAAACCCACCACCTCCCCCGTAAAATTACAAAGCCGGCGACCCCCAGCGTTTTGTAATGTTTGAAACTAGATTATTGAGTAGATTTGTAATTTCACGCAAAAATTATTGACACATTTGTAATTTCACGAGCGGGAGGGCGGAAACCAGGAATAAGTTGCCCTCCCGTAGTTTTTTGTAATTTTACAAACCCAGGATTTAGTGGATTTGTAATTTTACATAGAGATTATTGGTTTGTAATGTTACGGACGAATCGGTTGCCGGCGTGTTAGGCCCAGCTAACAATAGATTTGTAATTAAAAGCAAAGGTTCTCATTACAAAGTGCCGTGCTGTAGAATTTGGGTGACCCTCCGGGTCAGCCGACCTACATAGTCGGATCACCCAAATCGAAAGATTACATGATGAACTGGTTCCCGAAAGTCCGACTCGCCAAGCCCGGCGAGATTCTGCCAATTCGTAAAGCTACGGAATGGCTGACCTGCCGGATCAGCGACCGTCCGCTGGTTCGTAATTTCTGGACGATCCGCAAGTCGCGGATTACCGACCGGCACAACTTTGTAACTTCTCAGGCGGCCTGCCACGGTCGCGATTGGGAAGCCGACCCTGTAATGTTGCCGGTGATTCGTAACAATAGGAAGTCGGGATTGGGCACCCCCCGGGCACTTTGTAAGAATCCATTCTTCCCGGTCGATTCTGAGAAGAACAAGGTCGCTAGGGTCCACGCCGCGCTGGAGATTTGTAAGGTTTGCCCGGTGCGGGCTGAGTGCCGGGACGTAACCCTACAAACTCCCCCGGTCGCTACCGGGATCGTTCAAGGCGGGATGGTCTTTGTTGATAAGATTACAGAATTCCGGGCACTCATCAAGGCGTGGAACCAGAAGGCCCCGCGGTCACTTCGTATTCCTACAAAAGGCCGGAACGCATGGGACCTACGACGGACCCCCACCGTCACGCAACTAGAGGAATACCTTACAAACCTGACCCGGGCCAACGACTTCCGCGGTGCCCTTCTGGAAATCGTTATGAATGATTACAAAGACACCGCCCGCGAGGTAGCCGGATTCGACCCCTACGATTGGGCCGACGAAACTTACGAAACCGCAATGGCCGAAGCATGGGCCAAGGCAGTCCGTAAGCATACATAACCCAACCTGAAACCTTACAAACCCCCCGGCACAAGCCGGGGGGTTCTGTAATTTACCCCACAATGTAAAATTACAAAAATTTGACGGGTGGACATGAATTCAGTACAAAGCGTCCACCCGTAGTTTTTTGTAATTTTACAAAGTGGGAGTTGAGTGGTTTTGTAATTTAGGGGGGTATTATTGACTTTGTAATTTGGATACCTATTATTATTTGTAATTTCCAGGGACCCAGGCCATTCTGTAAGATAATGACTGTTATCGTGACTGTTACGATTGTGTGACGATGTAGAGAATTGGGCCAGAAGCGCCTAATTACAGAATGATAGACGATACGATTTGACCCATCAGCCCGGTCAAATCGACCGGGACCGCAGCCCCGAAAGGCTACATAATGACCCACCACCTGACCATGGTCCTAGACCGGATGCTGGACGCCCTGATCGGCCCACCCCGCCCGGTCGGATTCCGTAAGGTTGCCAAGTGGCTGACCTGCCGAATTACAGACCGGCCCACTACCGGCCACTACATCCGCAAGTCGCGGGTGACCGACCGGTACCGGTTTGTAACTTCCAGGGCTGCTTGTAAGCGTGACTGGGAGGCGACCCCGGTTCTGCTTCCGACCATCCGGGCGAACCGCAAGTCTGGCGTCGGCACCCCACGGCGAGTTAGTAAGAATCCATTCTTCCCCGTTCCCTCTGAGAAGAATGTAATTTCCAGGGTTCACGCTGCTCTGGAGATTTGTAACACTTGCCCCATGCTGGAGCCATGCCGAACCATCACGATGGACCTCCCGCCCGTGTCCGGTGGCATCGTCCAGGGTGGCATCGTGTGGGTTAGTAAGGTGGGCGAGTTTCGTAATCTCGTCAAGGAATGGAACCGGAAGGCCCCGCAGGCGTTGCGTATTCCTACAAAGGGGCGCAAGGCATGGACCGTAAAGCGTCACGTTACAGATCTCCAGTGGGACGAGATGATGGCCGACCTTACAAACTCGCTGGAGATGCGGGCATCCCGGCTCTCCATCGAAGGCGGCGTTCTGGAAGCCTACGAATCGCAGGCCAACTGGGACGAGGCGGTGGAGCGCCACGGCTAAGCCCGGAAGGTTACAAAACGAAAGGGTCAGGGTAGAATTACAAACTACCCTGGCCCTTTCATAATTACAAAACCCATCCTGTAAAATTACAAAACGCGACGGGAGCGCTCAAATTGCAGTAAAAATGCGCTCCCGTAGATTTTTGTAATTTTACAGAACGTGGCTTTAGTGGATTTGTAATTTTACATGAAGATTATTAGATTGGTTTGTAATATTCCAATCTGATTATTTGTTTACTGTTAGGTACACCTAACAATGCGAGAAAGTAATTTTCTAGGTGTAACGCAACGTTCGTCAATAGGTTGGGGAATGACCTACCGTATTGGTTGTGGGAGGGACCGGGGTTCCGCCAGTAGCCCTAGTCCCTCCCACGCCTTACCTACTACCGAAAGGTTACGTTATGAACATCACCGTGGTTCCCGCCTATGGGCGGGACTACACCTCTGGCCCCGCCGTGTTACTGGCGTGGCAGGAGGGGATGGACTTCCAGATTGTAGGATTACATCCTGACTCTGGTCGCTACATCAACAACCGCGACGCCCAGCGTCACGCGGGAGATGCCGAAGTGTGGGTTCGCTACTCGAACCTTACAAAGACCATCAAGGTCCACGGCTAACATAGTCGTCCGGTGGGGAGGGGTCACACCCTCCCCACCACCACAACAGAAAGGTTACATAGTGGCCAAACCACGAAAGCCCAGCAAGCGGGAACGCCAGAAGGCGAGGATGGCGCCCGGAGCGCCCCAGCGAGTTTGTAAGACTCGCAACTGCTCCACCATCCTGTCGAAATACAACGACGACGACATCTGTAACAAATGTTACAAAAACATCCCCATCCACAAGCGTCCCATCGACGTATAGCAGAAAGGTTACAGACCATGCCGATCGGCAAGCGGTCCAAGCCTAAGATTCGTACCATTACGAATCGGCGGCCCAAGGCCAACGGGCGGTACACGCCCCCCAAGAAGTAGTATTACAAAAGAGGCCCGCCCTACGGGGCGGGCTTTTTTTTGTTACAAAACACTGTGTAAGATTACAAAATTCTGGGGGAGCGCACGTTCGTTTTCGCTTCTGTGCGCTCCCCTAGGAAAGCTTTGTAATTTTACACAATGTGGAATGAATTTTGTAATCTTACTTAGCCGGCGCCGGCGCTTAGGGATTATGTAATCTTCCAGGCTGACACTTTGTAACCTTCCAGGCTACATTATTCCCGACCTGTTAGGGGCACCTAACAAGCCAGAAAGTAATTTCCAGGGTGTCACGCAACATTCGCTGAAAGGGTGGGCTATCGCATACCTTGTTGTTCGTGGCAAGGCGTAGGTACCGACCATCACACTAGTCACGGGGGTAGCGACGACGAAGATTCGTCTCATTACAAAGCCCCCGTCGGGATGGTGCCGTCTGAACTACGGACCAACGGTCAATACCTTACAGACCGGGCGAGGGTTGCTAGCACCCTCGCCCGGTTGCCGCACACACACGCTAGAGCCTCTGCCGAAAGGTTACAAACCAGAACGCAGACCATCTGATTGGTACCGGATGGTTGGCAGATTACAAACCAGAAAGGGGAAAGATTACCATTCCGAACTTCATCGACCCGGCCAGCATGGCCGGTAAGGTTCCGGGCCGCGGGCGCAAGCCTTCCGCGTTGGCGACACAGGTCGCCGCGGATGCGAAGGGTTGCCCCGTCGGTAAGGGATTCCTGATGGGTAAGATTACGGTCAAGCCTGACGACAAGGCTGAACGTGGTCGCATCCGATCCGGCATCACCACCGGCGCGAAGATGGCGGGCTGGTCGAAGGTCTCCGTGTCATGGACCGACGACAACCACCCGCTGGTCGTTCGCGTCGCCTAGCCCGCTAGGCGGACCGTATCATTACAAAGAACAGAAGGCCCCGGTAGCATTACAAACTCCACCCTACGGGAGTTGCTACCGGGGCCTTTTCATTTGGTAATTTCACTATGTAAGGTTACAAACCAGGAGCCAGCCTGTAACCTTACAAATCGCCGGCAACCCCACTCTGTAAAATTACAAAAGCCCCCTACGGGAGCGCTCAAATTCCAGCAACAACGCGCTCCCGTGGAATTTTGTAATTTTACAAACTCGAGATTGAATGAATTTGTAATTTATTTACTTATTATTTTGTAATATTATTAAGTTTCAATTCAGTAAACAGATTTCTGTATTATTTAGATTATTATTAAGTTGTAATGTTTCCAAATGGCGGAATGGAAATGGTTGGGAGAAAGTAATTTGTTGAGTGAAACGCAAGGTTTACGCGAGAGAATAGTGGTGTGCTAAATTAGTATTTGTGGTTCGGGGGAGCAGGTTCCCCGGCTCCGTTCTGTAATGTTTGAGTCATTCATTTACTGAATGATTCAGAATTACATAACGCCGACATTCAATGAAAGGTTCCAGAAATGGCGCCCAAATTCATTGACCCTTCGGACTTTGCCGGGCGCGTGCCCGGCAAGGGCCGGAAGCCCTCCGCTCTGGCTTTGGAAGTTTCCAAACTGCTGGACGGATGCCCCATTGGGAAGGCGGCTGCTTTGGAAGGTTCCAAATTCAAGGCAGACACCTCCAAGGATCGTGGCCGGATTCGTTCCGCGATCACGACCGGGGCACGCGTCGCGGGGTGGGAGAAGGCGTCCGTCCAGTGGACGGATAGTAATCTTCCACTCGTGACGCGGGTCGCCTAGGGGTCACGTCGGAACGTTACAAATAAAGAGGCCCGCAACCTTACATAACGGCAGCCCTAAGGCTCCCGGAGGTTGCGGGCCTCTTTCATTGTAATTTCACTTTGTAACGTTACAAAGCTGTCGCCGGCGCCCGAGATTTTGTAATGTTACAAAGTGCCAAATTGAACAATTTTGTAAGGTTACAACCCCGCAATATGGCCTTTGTAATTTTACGAAATGGAGCGCCCGTGGATTTTGTAATGTTACAGAACGCAGGTTTTGTAAGGTTACAAAACGGACAAGACAAAATTTTTTTGTAATTGATTGAGGTAATCATAAACTCAATCAACTACCATTATTTCTCTTACAACTTACATACGTGTCATTCTCAACCATTGTCCAGGTCATTTACAGCATTTATCAAAATTAATTCTTTGACTCAAAGACTCGAGAAATCACTACTCAATAATCACGATTATTGAATCGGTATTGAATCACTCATTCAATCACTTAACGCAAACCACATTATTGGCCTCACCTAAATATGTACGTGGCTAATGCCAAATGCCGGCTGGATAAGGTAACTATACCCCCCCTATATACACTACCCTACCCAGCCGACAACCCATAACATTTATTTCTAAAAAAAGACCCGATTTAGATCAATATTTAAAAAAAAATAAACCTTTTACGTAAACCCAGGCCATTATTTCAATTATTGGAGCAAATATTGAATAACACCAGGGTTATTTTATGTTTTGAGAGGACTCAACTTCTGCTGGCCTTGTGTCCTCTTCTTATACATGATTATATGCTTCTCAGCCCCGCCCACATTTATGGTTACAATCACATACGCAACCACAATCTGGATCGAATCTCTCTAGTCCACACTTATCGCATAGACCACTATTCTCTCTCAGCCCCGCCTCGTATTCCTTCAGCCTATCCTCGAGAATACTGACGACGTAATCGTGCTCTATTGTACCTGTACCAAGGTAATCCAATACCCGGCAAAGATTCAAGATATGCCATTGTACAGAACCCTTGATTATCTTAGACGGATCAAGATCTAAAGTCTTCAACTCGCCCTTGTCTGTGTCATCCATTGGAAATGCTTTCTGTCGTCTTTCCATTCTATTCATTCACAACGCCCTTCTCAAGAAGTTCTTCATACTTCATAACCCTTTGTCTAGCCCAACTCGCAGAGCACTCCATCAATTGGCCAATCTCTACATAAGTCATTCCATCTCTACGAAGATCATAGAAGAGTTTATTCATAGCCTTCATTCTTCTATCTATCTCCCGCATACTCGCAGGGTATTTGATCATACCAAATTCTCCGGGAATCCCTTCAAGAATTCCTCTGTCTCTCTCTTCAATTTATCGCCGGCAACTCGCAGCACAGTATCATAAGTCATTTCCATCTCCCAACTGCCAGTTTCCTCATTGAAAAACAATAAAGAAACATCATTGCCAGGCTGCTTCGATTTGATGACCAAATCCTCAACCACATCATGAAACAAAGCAGGATCTATTGACTCAGGCATCAGTAGACTCCTTAGGCAAAGACTTCTCTAAAGTCCACTCAGCATGATGAGCTGAAGCATCCAACTCCCTATTGGTCATCTCCCTTATCCACTGAAGCCTAGTCTTAGCCGGAAAGACATTGGTAGCCATACCGATCCTTCTATGGACATCCATTGGGGTAACCTTAGTACCTCTACTGTCCCCACCCATCCTGCACCAAATCGTATACCTGGCGTAGAACTCTTCCCAATTCTTCTCTGTGATTTCCCCTAAATGAACGACAAGATTAGCCCAAATCAATTCATTAGTGATCGGCCACTCCTCATCGGAATTCAACTCTTCCCAATCACGACAATTACCAATACTCCAGTCTAAACTCATTGCATTGCCATCACTTTCTGTCGAGTACCCTCAAACCATTCCAACGATGTTTCCACAAAATTCCACGATTCCACTCTTGAATCGTTTTCCGTTATATGACTTTGTGCCATAGACACTATCGCATACAACGCACTTCTAGTCTTGCCATTTCGATAAACGATATTGTCGAATCCAAACTCCTCAATGGCTTTATCAATAACATCAAATACCCAGCCCCAATGATCTACAGGAATCTCATCATGAAACCTCTGTAAAGCAGTTAGGATGTCTACACTATTCTCAGTAACCATCCAATCGGGATTAGAGTTGTTAACGGCATCATATACTTCACCATCAAACTGAATAGTTTGATCCTCTAAATGCTCCCCGTATTCATGAATAGAAATCAAAGCCCCAACTGCGCACTTCAACACATTGCCATACTCTTCAATTCTGTATTGACAACCTGTTTTATCATCAAGATAAACAGATCTTTGATCCTGTTTCTTAAGGTGATCTACTATGAAATAGAACGCCTCTTTGTCACTGCTAACCGGTGGAATTTTTACATCCATAACCCACTTCTTTCTCTATATATTCCCAGGGAATGTTTATTTATTCTTCTGGGAATATTTCTTGCATCAAATACGACAAATACCGGTTATCTAACCGGTCTATATCATAGCCAAACAACTGGGCTAAAGGCCAAGAAACACCCCTGACCAAGGCCCAAGTTTGGTTATCAATATCCTCCATTCCTTCTTCACTAATGTCAAGCATGACAAACTTAGCTTTATCCGGGGCACTATCAACTAATTTGATGTACCTCTTAGCAAAACCATGAAGCCACTCAAAGACATTGCTAGGCTGGCAATAAAAGTCATAGACATTCTTAGCGTAGAAGTCTCTTAATATGATATCCATACCTGGAATATTGAAGAAGGCGTCATCTTTTATCTCCACCAAGAGATCTAGAACATTCTTAGGTACAGTCTTGTTATACCAAGGCCATTTCTCCCTATACTCCAAATCTTCTTCGTTGTGAATAAATCTATCTTCATCATCAAGTTCGGCAGTGTTATCGTTATCAAAGTCATGAGGAGGTTCAGATTTATTCTCCCACTCTTCAAACTCTTCAACTATTTCACTACCCAATTGTATTGCTGCATATTCACTCAGTTTCATCTGGAATCTCCACTCCGAAGTAATGGTGAAGTCTCTCTAAGAACTCCATCATTTCTTCTTCAGTTTCAACTGTCTCCCAAGTAGGCAATAGATGATGGAAATACTGTACGTAAGACTGATACGCTTTTACATCAGCACGCATACTCATCATAGCCAATACCCTAATCATATTGACAACATGACAAAGCATCCCACTAAACATATTAGTCAGCTTCATGCATAATTCTTGATACGCTTCTAATCGATCCTCAACTGACTCTTTACCTTCTGGATCTTCCCCAAGAAGACTTGTCAATATATCAAGCATCAACTCATTATCTTCTCCTTCCGCATCCTCGAGAAAAAATGCACTCAATACCTCCAGCGCAGCCTTCGCTATCTCGTCATAACCTGGCCCTAGATTATCTTCTTCTTGCATCTTCTCTACCTTTCGCTATTTTTGACAATCTGTCAGTGTACTTACTCAAATTCAAATGAACCTTTGTATGATCTTTATCACACAAACATATCAAGTTCTCAAAGCTATCTGTTCCTCCCTCAGAAGACGGAACTATATGATGAACCTGGACATCAACTTCACTACCACATAAAGCGCACTTCCCCTCATCTCTACTGACAATCTTTCTGCGTACATTAGAATTAACTCCCCTGTACACAATTCCTTGTTTCTTACGCTTAATCTTCTTCCTTCTGTTGGCTTCAGATCTTCTCTTATCGATTATCTTTTTACAATCTTCATCCCCACAGAAGGTCTTACCTCTAAAACGTGTTACAGCACCAGATAAATACTTTTCACATCCAGCACAAACTTTGGAATTCAACCATTTCACCTCCCAACTAAATAGTCATATCGCCAATCATCTGTTCAAATAGAATCGGTATATTCTCAATATCCATATACATAGGATTCCCATCCTTATCCTTGCTCCTGCGCAACACTATTCTTTGCTTAGGAGTAGACAAAGCCCAAATACCATGCTTCTCATTAGTGACCAAAGCAGCATGAAGACAATCGTATATAACTGGACATTCTAAACACACACTCCTAGCATTTCTGACCTGCTTCTTCATCAATTTAGCCAAACCTTCTTCCCTGCTAGGAAAGAAATCTGACTTCTTTTCTTCAGAAAGGTTTCTGCACGCAGCGTCGTCTTCCCAACTATAATTAATACCAGACTTTTGTTCCACCGTACTCCGATACAAATTTGAGCCAACTAATGGCATACCGATAATAATCAATTGCTTCTTCTAAAGTTTCGTATTCCGTATTCGCAATGCTAGCATAGAGTTCACCATTCTCTGCCATCCACGATGCTAAATCTAAACACGCCTCTGGCGAAATACCTTCACTACCATCGTCAAGTTCATCATCACCATAAAACGTAGTTGGCGGATCAAATCCATGTTGTCTCAATTCATCCAACATGTAGTTTCCGCTCTTACCTCTATACCAACAATGCGTACCAAACATGCCATAAACGACACCATTTTCATCACCCAGTTCTCTATGCCAGGGACACTTATTGTCATCGATATTTGCTTGGCAATCTATCTGTTCATCTGGATCTTGTAATCCTTCACTAATACAAGGATATTCATAAGGTATATTATCTAGTCCCATATCTCATCCAATCGGATTCTCTTGAAAAGTGATAACGCCTGTCAAAGACCTTACAGTTTTCTCTCCGTAAATGTCTTTCCAGACCATATCATCTTCACCACGCCAAACAATATATGGCTTATCTTCACCAGTTTGCGGAACTATAAGATCACTAATAGCTTCTAAGAACAGCTCTTCCTGACCTGACTTGTTGTCATAAGCATAGACGACTAAACCTTCGTCACCTTCTTCAACATCAAATCCAAGTTCAATTAAAATGTCCAAAGCAGTCTTTAACCGTTCTGGATAATCTGAGGCCATCCAAGAGAACCACTTTTCTCCAGTTGATGACCCACCCCTTTTCAAATCATCATGCTTATTCAAATCACACATACGCCAATACGCCAAACGAGCATGTTCATAAGGCAACATAAAATTTGAATCTTCAATATGAACGTAATACCCCATTATAATGACTCCCTTACCAGATCCAACGAATTATATTAGCAACTATCAATACTGACATTGATACGCAAACAAAGATTCCGAAATATATTACAGCATCACCAAATAAAACGCGTTCCAATTTGTCGAAAACTCTATCAATCACCAATCTACGTTCCACTATAAACACTCCCTTCATCCAATCCGTATCGATGATAACGGTAACTCGTTTTATCTATAGCCTGATCTGCGCACAACTCTATAATATCTTCACCTTTGCCAATAAGACGAAGATCGTCAGCATCCAACTTCAAATCACTATTAAACAATACAGAGGATTCTGCTGCACTTATTCCCAATGCCTTCTGGGCAACAATATCTACTCTTCCAACCTTAACGCCGTTGCCAAGATTTAATACACCATTATGCCACAGGTCTACGTCTTCCCATTGCCAACCCTCATATTCAACTCCAGGCTCGCTGGCAACAAACTGGTAATTGAGTTCATAAACTTTATGCTCAGCCTTAGCGATATACCCATCGTGACCATCATCCCTAAGCCTTCTACTCAGATAAGTCTCTGAGAAATCCTCAGAGCCAAGGACCTCTATTGTAGGGTGCCAACCTTCAAGTAAAGCAGTCCAACCAGCAACACAACAACTTGTACCGCACTCTATAGATTTTATACCGACACCAGATGACATACTAAAGTCTACATCGCTGCACTCATCATCTTCATACATATGAACCGTGTCATCGACAACTCCATCAGAATCTCTAAATCGTTCCAGGGTCAATGCTGTCCCCCAAACTGTCTGATCATATCTCTCAGGAATAAAATCAATAACATCTGCTATTTGATTGAATAAATCTTGTGATTCTCTAGGTTCCATTATCTAATTCCTTACTCTCCATATATTATTGGCAATACAAATAAATTCACGTAGGGCAGGTGGGAATTGAACCCACTCTCTCAGCTTTATAAGAACTGTGCATTTACCTTTTATGCTACTGCCCCATAAAGCATAATAATTACTCCTCTTCTTCCTCTTCTTCATCCTCCTTTCTGGCCTCAAGAATCTCTTTCAATGTAAACGTTTCCGAATTATCTGGTCTAATACTACTCTGTATTCCCATTCCATATACCTAACTCTTTGGCGGCTTCTTCTAATTCTTCTTCTGTAGGGTACAGTTCAGCATCAGGACATAACTCAACTTCCATCTCGTACAACTTAGAAAGTATATCCTCGACCCATTCAGCACCATTCTGATTTATTTCATCAGCCTTGAACTGTGTGCAATACCACTCAATATTTTCAATCAACTTCTTATGTTCAGCATCAAAATACAAACCATCATCCAACACACAGTAATCCTGAAGAGCTTCCAGAATCTCAAGTGTCTCAATAAAGGCATCAGTAATGTTTTCAACCTCTACATCCCCATGCTCATCTTTCAACACACGAACAAGTGTTCTATCTAAACTACCTACTGCCCAATGTCCAAAGTTCTCCACAGTAAAATCGTCAGGATACTTTGGAACGATATCCCGATGAAATGCCTGGAAGTTTGACTCATCTAAACATGTAGCATCTCTTGATAGATCAATCCCAGCAAATCCCCAGGAATTAAACATATCTATGCTACCCCAATAACCAAAATCATCGGGACGCTTCATACTCAAATTGGCCATTTCAATGATATGTTCATCAGAACCGGCATAATCTTGTCTAATTTGGCTCATAATTGCCTCCAATTGTAATACTTTTTGTACATTTTGACCACTTTTCTCAACTTTTACCTTTTTCCTCCCGGCGTTTTCTTGCCTTTCCCTTAGCCAACTTGAATGAATTTTTAGCGCCCTATGAAGGAATCGAACCCTCAACCTACAGAGTAGAAATCTGTTGCTCTATCCAATTGAGCTAATAGGGCAAATACTGGGCGGGAAACCTTTAGGATACATGACGTATGAAGTATCATTTTCTACCCTAACACTCCAAATCCATTTAACGTTC